AGACAGCAACGACTGCTTCGAAGCCCGACGAAATGATTGCCCAGATGTGATCCATGAAGGCACCAATGATACCACGAATCAGATCGACGGCACCCATGATGATAGCTACGATTGCGTCCCAGACACCCTTCACGATCTGTTTGATTGCCTCCCACGCAGCATCCCAGTCACCACGAAGTACTGCTAGGAAGAGTTTGATCACGCCAGAGATAATATCGATCGCGGCATTGATGAGAGCAATCATCGTTTCCCACGCCACTCGGATCTTTACCACTACTAGATCCCATCCGAGTTTGATTATCTCCCACAACGGAGGCCAAGCTGCCATGATTACATCTACGACGAACCCTACGGCGTTGGATACGATGATGTAGATCAGGTTCCACTGCAAAGCGAAGAACGAGACAAAGAAGTTGACTATATCGTAGATGATTGCGAATACACCTTCGAGCACTACAACGACGGTGTTCCACGTGGTTTCCCAGATCGGAAGGAGGATCGATGTTAGTAGGTTGAATCCACCTTGGAACACCTCAATGAAGATGTTGACCCAGAACGAAATCGTCTCTACGGTTGCTGCCCAGATTTCTCCAAGCTCTGTGAACAGGTGACCAAGAGTCATCACGACATCTTGAATCGCCGTGTTAGTCCGGAAGAAGTTGGTAACAGCATCCCAAGCTGTTATCAATGCAGCAATGACTGTCTGTATGATGTCGACAGCAGTCTGTATGGTTGAAACGATCGCATCCCAAGCAGTCATTACGGCATCTACAAGAGTCTGCCAGACCATCGGGGCCGTATCAGCTATCCAGTTGAAGAACGGTAATAGGTAGTTCTCCCAGACGTCCATTACGATGTCGCGTACGAAGCCCCATACATCTGCGGCGACTTCTTTGATAGTGCCCCAGTTCTCGTAGATCAAGTAGGCAGCAGCAGCCAGTAGTGCAATGACTACAATGACTCCGGCAATGATTGCTACGAGCCCGCCGATCGTCAAACCGACCATGGCTAGGGTAGCAGACATGATCATGAAGATACCGATGACAGCAGTGATCGCGCCTATCAGAATCAGGAGCATCGATACGACTGCGAACCCGATTACGATGTACCGTTGTGTCTCCGGCGACAAGGAGTTCCACACACCAAGCAGCTTTGCGAACACTCCGGCAACAGCCTCTACTGCTGGCCGCAAGCTGTCCCAGATGGTCACCTTGAGGATCGCCAACTGGTTATTCATCAACTGGATCTTGGAAGCAGGCTGCTCGAACATGACGTTGTAAGCAGAGTCCATTGCACCAGCCGAGTTCTGCATCTCGCCGGTCAATGTATTCAGTGACTCATAGCCCGGAATAGCAATGTCGAAGAAACGTCGGGCCTGAATAGTTCCAGTTCCGAATATCTCCTTGAACATTTCCTTTCTCTGAGGCTCAGCCATCGAAGCCCAGCCCTTGTTGTTCGCCAGCTGGGATACGATGTCGTTCATCTGTAGGAACTCACCAGCAGAGTTACGAACAGTGATACCGAGTGCTTCCAGCTTACCGAACTTGTCTGGCGACGAGAACAACTCCATTGCGCGTGCAGCAGACGTAGCAGCCATCTCAGTCGAGAGACCGTTACGTGTCAGGAACGCCATCATGCCAGCCAGTGTTTCAACTGACTGACCAGCAGCTACGGCAGCAGGAATAGCACGACCGAGAGCAGTTTGGAACTCAGCGTAAGTACCAACGCCCAAGCGGACCATGTTGAACTGAACGTCCAGAACCCTATTGACTTCTTCTATAGGAATACCGAACGCGTTCATGATCGCCATTGTGGCACGTGACGACTCTCGGATCTCAACCTGACCAGCAACAGCTGCACGGGCAAATTCACGTAGCAGCACTTCAGACTGAGGAACAGTAACGTTCATCGACGAGAAGATATCGTACAACGTTTCATCCAGGGACCCGAAGGCTACAGGGATTTCCCGAGCAACGTTGATTACGACCTGACGGAGATCCTCGAAGCTGCCCGACGTATTACCGAGCTGCGTCTGAACGAGAGCAATCGATCGGTCGAATTCAATACCGGCCTGGATACCATCGGCTAAGAAGTTTGCACCAATGAGACCAACACCAGTCATCGCAACACCCATACCAGTGAGTGCGCGGCCTTGGGCTAAGGTAGCTTCGGCAGCCTTGAGAGCATCGCCCTCCAAGCTACCGACAGCTTTGCCTACGTCAGCAATGATGCGGGTGGCTTGATCTCTCGCCCTAAGGACCAGTAGAATATCTCTAGTGCCGACCGGCATTTGCTTTGTCCTGATCTGCTTTGTAACGTTCTCCTTGTGCTGCCAATACTAAGAACAGACACTCCATGACGAAACAATCCTGATCCAATACTCCTCCGGCACTCGGAAGAACATTGTAAGCCTGGCAAGCGCCAGAAAGGCCAAGGACCCTACTTGCCTCCACCTCGAGAGGTGTCGGGTTGTTAGTGTCCTTGGCCAAAGGGCTACCGAGTACGATATGAGACCGGATCAGGAAACTCAGTTTCCCAAGTCGTCTCCGAACTCGTGCAGTACGCGAATCAGTTCGCCTATCTCTTGTCCAACCTGTGGATCGAGTCTGTCGAGGTTGGCAGCTTTGGTAAGATCCAACTTCTCGTCGTTGTCGTCGAGAAGATTGTGATCTACCAAACACTCCTTGAGTTCGAACGCTGTTACCTGACGGTTCAGCATTTCGATGTTCCCACGCATGCCACCGTTGTTGCGACCGGCTTCGATTCCGATCTGCATGGCCATCTGAGAACGCTCGAGCCACTTCCCGTAGGACATACGCCGAAGTTCGACCCATGCCTCCGCGAGAGACTTGAGTTCGAACCTTTCTGCTGTTGTACTGATAGTTGCTCTGGGCAAGGCAACTGCTCCTTTGTTTATGGAAAGCTGGCGATGTTCTCAGTCGTGGTGACTGTGATCTTGTGCGACGCGGCATCACCATCAGAGTACACCCCACGATACTTGATGTTGGCACGAATCAGTTCTGCCTGACCACTCATGCCAACGATTTCGTAGGTGTCTTTGAGGGCAGCGAAGACTTCGAACGTCACAGAAGCGCCAGCACCTTTCGATGCGGCGAACTTGATCGACTGTGCCGAGAGAGCCTTGAAGGCATCATAGTCGGTACGAGTATCGAAGTCACGATTGATGGTGAGTTCGACGTTGCGCTCTCCGAACCGAGCAAACGCAGCCGCAGCTGTTGGAGTGAAACGGTACTCGTGGCTCGCGGAATCGTTCACACTCAACTCGTACACGTCTGCGTCGATGACAGCTGACGCTGCAGGGATCTCGAGGGTGTACTGACCAGCACCGAACGGCAACGTGGTCACGTGTGTCGGAGTCGGAAGAGTCTGCGAAGCTTCCGATCGTCCAAAGACATCGAAGGTTGCAATGAGCAAACCGTTGTCGACTGAATACTTGGCTGAACCAAGAACGCAACCGACGAAGCCAAAGGTCACACCGTTACGAACGACTGTGAAGGACAGAGTCTTCGTTGGGATAGCGACAGCACTTGGAGTAAAGGTGTATACGTACGGACTCGAGCCCGTCTTGACACCTGTGTACCGAGCTGCACGAAGAAGATGACACAGGGTGTCTTCGGTCACTTCGACAGTGATCGACCCTTCAGTTCGAAAGTAACCCGCGACGACACCGGAAATGTCTGCGATGCCACGAAGAGGCCTGCGCCAGTTCGTTTCCTGTACATGCTTCAAACTTTCGTTTCGAAGCACCAGGTACTTGGTCGGAGCTACGTAGGTTCCGGAAGTTACTTCCGGCGCAATACCGACAAAGCCGGAAGCGCCAACACCTACTGCCATGGTCAGTCCTCCTCAGTCCCGGCAACCGGGGTTTCGCTCTGATCTCCCACAGGAGTTTCTTCGACTTCTGGCTCCTTGGTGGAAATGTTGATCGAGAGTTCGTCTCCGTCAGGCCAGGAGAAACCCTGGGCCTTGAATTCGGCGATCTGTCCGGCAGTGACTTGCCGCGACCCTCCATTGGGAACCGTGCCGAACGCAGGGAGAGCAACAGGGTCGCCCTCAGGAACCGAGTCCACGAACACGTGAACCGTGCCTGCGTACTCCGGTTCGTCCGGTGTTACGACATCATCAGGCATGTTGTCTCCTAGCTAACGGAACGGGGTGCGAGTCCGCCCCATCCAAACGAGTCTCGAGGACACCAGCAGATCGTCGTTGTTGAACGTTGTCTGTCCTATTGACTGCTGTGATATCCACGAGAACACGACAAGCCCACCGAGCTGGTTCTCGGTCAGGATGTACTCCTTGACTGTCTTCGTGTACTCGAGGCACTCTTTGAGGTTGTCCCGAACATTCTGCAAGCGATCGTGGTACAAGAAGATATGAAGCTCCCCGTCGTCTAATGCCTGCATGTACGTATCGGTGGGAACATGATCCACTTGTCGAGGTATGACCGCGATGCAAGGGATAGGACCAATCATGTTGATGTCGCCGTAGTGAACCGCCTTGAGACCGAGATCGTACATCCCTGCCCGTAGATGGTCCACCATAGCTTGGTTGAGTTCTCCAAGATCCAACATCAGTCATTGAACCCCGATTGCTCTAGCTTGTTGTCAACCCAGTCGTAGAACACACCCTCGATCTTCTCGAGGTCGTCTTCATCGAGGTAAGCCCACTCACGAGCTGCCATGTGTTGAGTCCCGAACTGATGGAAAGCACCATACGTTGCCCGAGGAAGATTGGCAACGGAGGCCTCTTCGGCATCAATGTCCCAGAGGTTAAGCTGACCCGCTACGGCCTTGAGCAGTCCTGTCCTATTGAGAATAGGATGTGCTTCACCGCGAGTCACGACGGTACGGTCCTTGAGTGGCTCCCAGCCAGGACCTTCTACGTCAAAGTGACGAACGAACGAAGGAGAGGCAACTTCACGGACTGAATTGGTAAGCGGTTCACGAAAGGAACGAAGTCGCAGACCTAGCTCAGCATAGTTCATTTCAACGAACGCTGCTGGTGGTTCGAAGGTAACGTCGAAGTCGTACATCAGAAGACCTTGCCCATCGTGAAGGCACGAGGCGCGGCGAACTCTGATCCCGGATCGTATTCATCTGCGTACGCAGTTGCTAGGTCAGTTGGCCAGAAGGAGGGATACGATGAGCTTTGGATCGTTTCGTCGTCTGGTAAGTTGATGGAGCCCTCCAGCAGGCCGCCCAGTAGCCTATTTGCGGAGAGCTCCAAATAGCCGGCATAACTAGAATCACCGCCATCTTCTGCATACGTCCTACGGTAAGTCCAGGACGCAACGAGAAGGGCGATGATCTTGCGAATTAGATCTGGAGTAGTAACAGCGCTTACCCAATCCTCGGTCACGTATTTGTCTGCCAAGGTGCTGAACACCTTAATACGTGCAGTCTCCTCTAACTCCTCGTCAATGAAGGCGAGGGTCAAACGAGAAGGATCCAACCATTGCTGGACCTCAGGTATTGTGACAAACGCTGTCACCACTCATCGCCTAGAAGTCGTCAGGATTGGAGGAAGAGCTGCTTGCCGGCCGCTCTGGTTCCTCGTCGTCTGCTTCTTCTTCGGCGGATGGCATCTCGACTGTGGGGTCATCGACCCGGATGCCACCATCCCATTGACGCTCCTGAGGTCGTCTATCGACTTCCTCGGGGTCGGGTTGTCCTTGGACGAGCTGTGCCTCAGGCATCCGTCGCCGTTCGGACTCCAGATTCGCAATGCGGTTCTGGAGCTGTACGATGAGCGCTTCGGCATCTGCGCCGGAGGCCACCGCTTGGATGGGTTCGGCGATCGCACCCGACTTCTTCAAGTCGTCGATCACCTCTTCGGGAAGATCACCAGTGTCGACTTCTGAGCCGGCACTGATCTCGGTGACCTTACCCTCCTCGTCCCCATACTTGATGTTGGTAAGAGCAATCAACACGTTGGCCTCCTCAGGCGATCGCAGCTTTGATGACGTACCCGGCGATCTGCTTGCCGAGTGCGTTGAGCGTGACCATCTTGAGATCGTAGCG